CCCATAAAAATAACACTGCCATTCCAGAAGGAATAGCAGTTCCGGTAATCATTGACAATTATGGAGCATTTCGCCTTCCAGGAGGCCGGCGGTTCCTTTCCACGGATATAATGCACCCCCTCGTACAGCCCCATCATTTCCCATCCCTTCTGTACGGCGGGCATGATGTTGTCCTTCAGATTGGCATAAGTGTTGGCGACAAAAGCGAAAGGCGCACCGGGCATTTCCCAGATACACCTGTATGAACGTCTGGACTGTATGACCGTACTCTTGGACATACCACGCCCGGCTATGACAACCAAAATGGTCGTATCCACGAAATCGGTCAGCATCTGGACATTATGGCTGAATTTTACATCCACATCCTCATCATTCGCTATCTTCCTCGCTAAATTCCTCGATATCATAAATCATACGTTTTTTCAAATCAAACTTTCTTATCCGTGCGTCCTCTTTCAGATTATCACGCACAGCAACAGGTATCTCCGGTATCGAGTCGATGAAACCCTCCAGTTCCTTTCTATCAATGGCGGGAACGCCCAGATCCTCACGGTTGGCCGTATAGATATCAACCTTTTTCTGGTTTAGAAGCTCTTCCGGTATCTCCGCCTGTTCCTTCCTGAAGCATCTGCGGTATTCACCGGCAAGTTTCAACAAGGCCCTTGCCTCCTTGATCTTGCCGGCCAGGAAAGCGGCGTCCGCCCACTTCTCGGCACGCTCGGCATACAGGGCAGCAAACGCCTCCGGACGGATGTTGTCTTGGGTATAGAAAAAATTGATGCTGTCATTATACACCTGCCGGGCCATCCAGTCGGACAGGCTGTACGGCTCCGACTTCAGCAGCCTGATTATTCCTGCCTTTGTCACCATCCTGCCGTTAGTGAAACGCATCCTGGCACGCAGACCACGTACCATCTCCATTAGAGAGAAATACTCCCTCTCTTCCGGACGCAAAGAATCCAGCGTTCCGGTGGAAAGAATGCGCTGGATCTGATTCAGATCAACCTTTTCAAAGTCCACTCTTGAAGGTCTGACCGGCAATTCACTCATATTCATCCATATCTTTTAACAGATTCTCAAACAAACGGCGTTCCTGGATCTCCGTTAGCAGCTTAACGGCATCAATATTCCCGTCCTCAGCTGCTTCGTGCAGCTTTATCTCGGGAGCGGTCCGTGAGACAAGCACGCCTTCACGGATCAGCCCTCGAATGGTGGTTCCTGGAATACCGGCGTCATATACAAAAAGAAAGCATTCAGAAGCGTCAAGGCCAAGATAGGCGGCAATATCCTCCGGCGCATAACCTAAAGAGGCCATGCGGCGAACATCATTTTTTTGCTCTCCAGTTAGAGCCAGGCTGTCAGGGGGAATATCATTCATAAGATAATTTGTTCAAACATTCTTCTAGGTACGCCAACTCGCATTTTTTTGCAGACAGTAAATGGGCAAACTCGCCACGGTCACAAGGGTGGGAGAAATGCTCCATTTTCAGGAGTAGCCCATTGATCCCGTCCTCCAGCGTCCCCTTCCGAAATATCAGTTTTTTTTTCTGTTTTCCAGTTCCTTTTCGGCGGCCGATTTCATAGATTCCCATTTATCCACTGCCGCCAATGCCTTCGCACGTTCCTCCTCACCTTCAACGGTTTCAAGCTTCTTCTTCCATTTGGACACGTTGCTGGCCGCATTCTTACGGATATTCATCACCTCAAGATCACTTTTGTTGGAAAGCTCGTCAGAAGCTAGATAGACGGCAATACGGGGATGTTTCCCGAGCAGCACATGATTGTCACGGTAATATTCCAACTCCTCCCAGATACTCCGGTCCTCCAGGTAATTCTCCACAGTTGTTTTGGCTATGGCAAATGCCTGTTCCAGCTCAACGTCATCCGGCAGTTCCCCCAGTTCCCTGAAAGTTTTTAGATAAAGGTCATAGGCCGTGAACATATCGGCAACCAGTATTTTCAGTACATCCGGACAATCCGGAGAGTTGAGGAAGGGGAAACGGTCACGGAAACGGATCACATTTTCCACAACCGGGGTAACAGGAACATTCACTGCGGTTTTCTCAGCCTTGATCTCTTCCACCACTATAGAAGCTGAAGATATGTGGGGAGAGTCCACTGCCTTCCGTTGCATTGTCCTGAAAGCCGTTTCCGAAATTCCGGCAAGCTTGCGCAGTTCCTCCATCAAGGTGGCACGAAGCAGGTCTGTTTCGGCATTCCGCCGGAAAGTGGCTTTCAGCATCAGATTAAGCCCGTACTCCTCGTACAAAGCAATCCCCTCACGATACGGACGGGGACCGCTCAGATAAGCAATAATTTTTTCTTTCATACGATAAAATTTACAATGTACCATACAAAGAAAAAGCCCGGCAATTGCCGGGCAAAAGACAGGTCGAATAAAAACAGCTTTCAATAAGAAAGTCTGAGTGAACCTATTTTTTGAGAAATGTCTTTCAGCGCATGATTGAATCTGTCCAACTCCTCTTTCAGTTCCCCATGGATGTGGTGAACACTGTTAATACTATATTGCCGCATCTGATCAAAACTGCGCCACCTCGTAATACTTGAAGAAATAATACAATGCCACCTTATGCCATTTGGTCAGGTCCTTGTCTCCGGAAAGTATGGACGATACCGTACATTTGTCAATCCCGGTATAATTACTTAGGTGCTTGGCCTTCAGCCCTAATTTTTCCATACGTTTCCTGACCCATTCGACAGTAATGCCGTCAATATCCTTGCGGTCAAAATTAACAGCGGAAACTGTCAGTTTCCAGTCTTCCGGAATCTCACCTTTAAACATTTCCCGGACACGCTCGTGAAGTTCCTTTTTGGAAAGGAACTGTCCATTCACCAGATCCTTCTGCTCCGCACGGACAATCAGACGGCCTTCGGAGAAGGAAACAATTTCAATTACAATATGCGCCATACGTGCATACTGTCTGGCAAACTCATCAAGTCTCTTTTTAACCTCTGGAGAAAGAGGAAGTAAATCCAAATTTTTCATACTGCATCAATTTACGATTGATTATCGGAATATTTGTTTTTAATCTGTAAAAGGAAGGGCCGAAGCCCTTCCCGTCACAATTTGACAAGTCTTAAATGCGTCAGGTCGAAAATCGCGATCTGCCTGTTTTCACGTCCGAAGCGCTTGGCTGCTTCCAGATCTGTGAAAATCCGGATGCTGTCGAAATAAAACTGTCCGTTTTCTTCATTCAGCCATCCGCCGACTTTCCTTTCGTGCTCTAAAGCATGGTTAAGAACTCTTCTCAGACACTGTCCTGAGTTTCAAGATAAGCGACTGAGATGCCTTTTGTGACCTTTTTTAAGGTTGTAAGGTCAACCGTGAACCCTTCCGGGTTCTGTCTTGCTATCTCCTGGATAGCCTTGAACAATTGTTCCATAATTAAAAGAACTTATGCGGACGTCACCCGCGTTTGTTATGACACTGCAAATATACGAAAAAGTTTGTTACTGGCAAACTTTTTCGTATATTTGAATAATAAAAAAAAGCGGAACCGAAGCCCCGCTTTCCTGAAATAATGAAACCTCACTAAAATAAGAATATGACTTATGCCTGATAACGGCTCTGCTCAATCCATGTACATGTACCGGAACCGGATTCAAAAGCCTGAAGGGTTATCTGGCTGCCCGGACTAGCGGTGAAGGTGTCTCCGCCACGCAGCAGGAACTGGCCGCCGTGAGCAATTGTCGGAGCCACGCCTGACGCTACACCCAGCAGGGTCATCACTGCACCATGCCGTCCGCCGGTCACTTTATTTATTTCCGCTTCACCACCCTGAAGCTGATATTGCCCTTCCGCCGTAAACGGGATGGTAGTGGCAGACGCGCTCACACTCGCCACCGGTTCTTCCGAAGGAACAGTACCCTTATAAATGGCGATGTCATCCCCTTTACTGATCTGGGTAAAAGTGAATTCAGAGGAGTTGGCATCCTTGTTACCGGTATAATTGACTCCCATCTGCATGGGATTGCAGGGAGAACCGAACAGATCCTTGTCCTGACCGTCACAGTAGCTCATTATCACGATACATTTCCGACCGAGCCAGTTGGTCTTGAACTCACGGACCGCC